ATGCTGGAACAAATGGGCGCAGCCGCGAAAGCCGCCTCGTATAAACTGGCGCTCCTTTCCAGCCGCGAGAAAAACCGCGTGCTGGAAAAAATCGCTGATTATCTGGAATCTCAGTCGCAGGAAATTTTGCTCGCCAACGAGCAGGATCTGCTGGAAGCGCGTCGCAACGGCTTGAGCGAAGCGATGCTCGACCGTCTGGCGCTGACCCCGGCGCGTCTGAAAGGTATTGCCGACGACGTCCGTCAGGTGTGCAACCTCGCCGACCCGGTAGGGCAGGTGATTGACGGTGGGGTGCTCGACAGCGGGTTACGCCTTGAACGTCGTCGCGTGCCGCTTGGCGTCATTGGGGTGATTTACGAAGCGCGTCCAAACGTGACGGTGGATGTCGCCTCCCTGTGCCTGAAGACCGGTAACGCCGCGATCCTGCGTGGCGGGAAAGAGACCTGGCGCACCAACGCCGCGACGGTAAACGTCATCCAGCAGGCGCTGGAGGAGTGTGGTTTACCGGCGGGTGCCGTGCAGGCGATTGAAAGCCCCGACCGTGCTCTGGTTAACGAGATGCTGCGCATGGACAAATACATCGACATGCTCATCCCACGCGGCGGTGCGGGCCTGCACAAGCTGTGCCGCGAGCAATCTACCATTCCGGTGATCACCGGTGGTATTGGCGTATGCCATATCGTGGTGGATGACACCGCGGAGGTAGAACCTGCGCTGAAGATTATCGTCAACGCTAAAACCCAGCGTCCAAGCACCTGTAATACGGTAGAAACGCTGCTGGTGCATCAGGGCATCGCCAGTACCTTCCTGCCAGCGCTGAGCAAGCAGATGGCGGAAAGTGGCGTCACGCTGCATGCGGACGAGAGCGCTTTCGCCCTGCTGAAAGACGGTCCGGCGAAGGTCGTTCCGGTTAATGCGGAGCAGTACGACGATGAGTATTTGTCGCTGGATCTGAACGTGAAGGTAGTTGCGGATCTCGATGACGCTATTGCGCACATTCGTGAACACGGAACCCAGCATTCTGACGCGATCCTGACGCGCACCCTGCGCAATGCCGATCGGTTTGTGAATGAAGTGGATTCGTCTGCGGTTTACGTCAATGCCTCGACGCGCTTTACCGATGGCGGCCAGTTTGGTCTGGGCGCGGAGGTGGCGGTGAGCACACAGAAGCTGCACGCCCGCGGTCCGATGGGGCTGGAAGCGCTGACCACCTACAAGTGGATCGGCTTTGGTGATGATACCATTCGTGCGTAAATAATCGCGGGTGATGCAAAAATAGCCGTTTGATTCAAAAGGGCATTGACGCATCACCCGGTTAGATCTACTCTTTTGCCCCGTGGTTACGCTCGTAACCGGCCTTTCAGGGCCGATATAGCTCAGTTGGTAGAGCAGCGCATTCGTAATGCGAAGGTCGTAGGTTCGACTCCTATTATCGGCACCATCTTTTCATCCAGTACCATCCCCAATCGTCCATTTTTCCTTGTTTTTCGCGGTGTTGGCTGTTTTGTTTGTCCGCCGTTATCCGCTTTTTACCGTTGCAATCCAAATTTAAAACGGGTACATAATCGGGTATCTGAGTTTGAGGCGGGTACCTATGAAACTAAACGCGCGACAGGTCGAGACGGCAAAGCCTGCGGAGAAAGACTACAAGCTGCCAGACGGTAACGGACTTATCCTGCTGGTGAAAACCAGTGGGGCAAAATACTGGCGCTATCGCTATACCTTCGCCGGTAAAGAAAAGATGCTGGCGCTCGGTGTGTACCCGGCTGTTTCGCTGGCGGCCGCTCGGGAAAAGCGAGATGAGGCCCGGCGTAACGTTGCGGCAGGTGTTGACCCCGTAAAAGTCAAAAGCCATGTTGCAGCTGCGGCAGCAAAGACGATCACGTTTAAAGAGATTGCCACAGAATGGCACGAATTCAAGAAGCCGCGCTGGTCGCCTGGCTATGCCTCTGACATTCTTGAAGCATTCAACAAAGATATTTTCCCAGCGGTGGGTAAGCTGCCGGTTGCTGAAATCGAGCCTGTCCAGATGCTGACGGCGCTGCGAAAGATTGAGAATCGAGGCGCAACCGAGAAAGCAGCCAAAACGCGCCGGTGGTGCGGTGAAGTTTTCAGCTATGCAGTTGCGACCGGGCGCGCGAAGTATAACCCCGTCAGCGAACTGAACAGTGCAATGACCGGGCATAAAGGAGAGTCCTTTCCCTTCCTGACGGCTGAAGAACTGCCCGATTTTCTGGCGGCGCTTGAAGGTTACAAGGGGAGTCCGCTCCCTCGGTTGGGTTTGCAGATCATGATGCTGGCAGGGCTGCGTACTTACGAACTGCGGCATTCAAAATGGGAATGGGTAGATTTCGATAATAGGCTGTGGGAGATACCCGCCGAATTTATGAAGATGGACCGCCCGCACCTGGTTCCGCTTTCCGATCAGCTTGTTGTCTTGCTGAAGGAGTTGCACGGTCTGACAGGTCGATACGTGAATATGTTCCCCGGCAGGAATGACCCGTCAAAGATCATGAGCGAGAACACAATAAACCGGATGATCCACACGCTGGGATATAAGGGGAGGGTAGTAGGGCATGGCTTCCGGCATACATTCAGCACTATCCTTAACGATAAAGGATTCAACTCTGACTGGGTTGAACTCCAGATCGCTCACGTGGATAAGAACAATATACGCGGGGTTTATAACCATGCCCTGTATATGGAAGGGCGTCGGGAGATGATGCAGTGGTATGCGGATTATATTGACCAGCTGCGTTTGATTTAAAGAAACTGTTTTTTCCACTCTTCGACCTCGCCGCGTACCCAGCGGGAGGTTCGGCTCCCGAGCTTCTTAGGCTTCGGAAACTCGTTATTACTGATGCGCTCATAAATACTGGATTTTTTCAGGCCAACAGAGCGCTCAACCTCTTTGATGTTAATCAGGTCAGTGTCATAGATAACCGGTGTCATGTTATACCTCTCTTTTTCATGGCATCGAGCAGGATGTCCTGCACTGTTCGTTTTGAGTTGCGCCGCTCCATCACCATTTCGTCCATAGTGTCGGCAGCGATAATGTGGTGAATAAACACCGGGCGGTTGTGTCCGGCCTGAATCTGCCGGGTTGGTCCGATGCGTTCAATAATTTGCTGGTACTGCTCCAGATCCCACCAGTGCGAGAAAAACACCAGTATGTTCCCGCCGTCCTGCATATTCAGGCCGTGGCCTGCGCTGGCCGGGTGTGCGAACAGGACAGGGATTTTCCCGGCATTCCAGTCGCGTAGCGTCTGTGGATCTTGGTCGAGGTGGCGACCGCGAGGAAATGCTTTAAGCAAACGCTCGAGGTCGTGTTTCCAGTGGTAGGCCACCAGCACCGGTGCGCCAGCCGCTTCGGTGAGAATGCTGTCCAGCGCCTGGAGCTTTGCGTCGTGCAGTTCTGACCAGCTTCCGGCGTCGTCGGTGTACACCGCACCGCTGGCAATTTGCAGACACTTCACCGTCTTTGCCGCGGCGTTCGGTGCTTCGATGCCTTCGCCGTTCAGCTCGAGGAACATTTCCTTTTCCATTTCGCGATACTGCTGGCGGGCTTTCGGCGGCATATCTACGCGGATCACGTTATGGATGGGCTCTTTGATGTCGAACCAGTCGGCGGCATCGAGGGAGATAGTCACGTCGGCCAGCGCCCGCTGTATTTCGCTCTGCGAATGGGCGAACGGCTCCAGTTTCGTCCAGCTCTGCCCCGGAAACTGTATTGATTTGAACCAGCGGGAAGTAAACGCGCCGTAGGTGCGCCCGAGACGCTGCCCCTGATCCACAAACCACGCTTGCCCCCACAAATCTACCAGGCCGTTAGGCGCTGGCGTACCGGTGAGATTCATCCAGCGCCGGATGTGCTTATGCGCCACTTTGCCCAGCGCCGCAGCGCGCTTACCACCACCGCGCAGCCGGAAGGATTTCAGCCGAGTGCTCTCGTCGGGAATGACGGTACCGAACGGCCAGAGGCTGCCCAGTTCTTCCACCAGCCAGACCAGATTGTCGTAGTTGATGGTAAACACGCTGGCGTTGCTGTTCGCCAGCGCCGCCGCGCGCGCTTTGGCATTACCGACAATTGGCTGCACCTCGATATTGCGCAGATGCCCCCATTTAACCGCTTCATCCGGCCAGGTACTGGCAGCCACGCGCAGCGGCGCGAGGACCAGCGCTGGCTGTGTCTCTGCGCCCGCCATGAAGAGGTCTTCCAGCGTGGTGAGTGTCGCCACGGTTTTACCCATTCCCATGCCCGCCCATATGTTGCAGCGAAGGATGTCGATTTCGTGGTTGATAATGAGATCTTGGTAGGGACGGGGGGTGAATTGCTTTATCATATAGTGGGCCGTTACCTTTATGGAGAGAGTTCGTGAATCTTAAAGATTTATCCGGAACGACTATTTTGTTAGCTATGCTCTATTTTACTGCTTATGGCTTTTATAGCGGCTTTAGCGATTTTTTTGGTTTCCCAACTAGTTTTATATCCATAGGCGTCCCTGAATTGGTAAAATATTCGGTGGTTGTCACAGGTATAATCTTTTCTCTATTAGCGTTATTGCACTTCGACACTGAAGAAAAACATATTTCCTTTTTTGTTAGCTGTTTTTTTATCGTTTTAGCAGGGGGGTTGGCACTCTCTATGTTCTACTTTATGGGTGGAAAAGGGTATCTTTTCGACAACAATACTAGGCAGATAGTTGGTCGCTCTGTGCTTATAGGTATTTTTGCACTGATGGGGGTAAGATCCTTTTCCGTGTTTATACGAAACGGGTTTAAGTTCGAAGGTAAAACCCACGGCGTAATGCTTATTGGTACATCTGTATTTCTCCCCAGTGCTATGGGCTGGGCTTTTGCTTATTTGCCCTACGATACTATGTTTTACTCCAAAGATAACAAAGCGTACATACTCGCTAATTATTCTAATAATTTTGTACTTGGGCGTTGCTTAAAAGAACGTTCGGAATTTTTACTTGTGGAAAAGATCAACGGAGAAGTTACTCCCGTTTCAACGAAAGAAACACAGGAAATGAAAACGTGTTTCCTTCGAGCCTCAAGAAACGCTGTAAACCAATCTTAGATACACAATATCCCCTCCAGATTTTTGCTATCCAGCACCACCACGGAAAAGCCCAGCGCGCGCAGCCGTTCGTGCTCGCGCAACTGGTCGGCGCGTGGTGGTTTGCCGGGTGCTTTACATTCAACGAAAACGAGACGGCCGCCGGGTAGCAGGACAATGCGATCCGGTACCGAGCGGCGACCAGGTGACAAGAACTTAAAGGCGACCCCGCCAGCCTTTTTCACTTCGGCGATGAGGTGCTTTTCGATAAGGCTTTCACGCTCATATGCCATCATCCACCGCCTTACGCTTTTCGCGCATGTTCTGCATCAGGCAAAAATCAGCCCGGCGCTCGCTCCAGTCCTGATTAAGTTCGTTACGTGATTCACGGTTTGCTTTGGCCCAGACCTTCGCCGCACGGTCGTACTCACCGGACTGCTCAAGGCGCAAAGCCTCCCGCGCAGTCCGGTAATAAAGTGGACTGTCCCGATATTTAAATGACATAGGGGTTACCTCAAATAAAAAGCCCTGCATTTGCAGGGCTTTTTACTTTTTAGGAAAATGATTGATTAAGATGAAGCGTTCGCTATTTGAGCTTCATTAAATGTGAAACCGGCCTGTTTAAGACGCTGGATTAAGCGAGGTACAGTTTCCCGAACATGATCATTAAAGTTGAGATAAAGAATACCTGCAGCATCAGAAGGCTGTTCAAGGTGTTGCTTCTGCAAGATGACCACGTTACTGCGGCCGAGTGATGATAACAACATCCCCATTTCTAGAACTACGTTTTGACGAGCCCTGGGCAGGGCTGCTTCTTGACCATCTCTTTTGGAGTATCCCACATCATCGGGAGTGAGAAGAACAATGCCGAAACGAGTCGCTGTCTGCCCTTGACCAATTTCACGCTCAAGATCTTCAATTATCGTAAGTCCAGTACCACCAGTATTCTGCAAAATAAAATGATCAGGTAACCCAAGCTTATGAAGAATGAGCTCAAGCTGCTCTTTTGCTGCATGGTCGTGACCGTGAACGATGAAAATCTTTTTGGCTGGCTCTTGAACTATGGCTGGCTGAACTCGTTGAACTGGCGCGTTACCCAAGTGTTCATTAATAATGGCTTCAACCTCTGGTTTTGCCGCTTGTGAGCCTTGAATCAAAATCGTTCCGGTGTGGTAAAGCGTTATGATGGCACCATTACTTAAACGATAACAATCATGACCGGCTTTGTTTTCTTCTCCGGTAACATCAAATCCGGATTCGACTAAAAATTGACGAAAAGTTTCGACAGGGTGCGGGTATTTGAGAGCCATTTCATTGAGATCCTGCATCATTATTTTCCTATAAAATAAGCAATATTTAGCAAAGCAGCAATGACAGCGATCAGCTAATCCTTACGATAATGGTACGCCTCGAAGCCGCCCGCGTTCAGCGGGATATCGGGCGCCCATTCAGGGTTAGTGGAGAGCAGCGCGGAAAGCGCCGTATCGTTAAAATCGTCTGTGTCCGGCGCTTCGGTGATCACCTCATCGTGAACCGTCAGCACAATGCTGTAACCGGCATCCTCGATCAGCGGCATGTTTCCGGCCAAAACGTCGCGGGCGGCCGCCTGAGTGACGTTTTCCACCAGCTTTCCGCCGTAGGTTTTGAGCCGCTGCCATTTGCGCGAGTAGGAGTTAACGCCCTGATAGGTGATGTTTCCCTTCTCGATGGACGGGGAGGGGTAGCAGAGTGCGCGCCCGGACGGCAGCTGGATGCGCAGCCATGCGCCATCGCGGCGGACTTTCAGATAGCCGCAGTACAGCGTCTTTTTCGGTGTAGCGATGGCGGTGCGGACGGTGCGCTCAAGCTTGTACCAGAAATCGCAGGTCGCGGGATGCGCCCGGCGCCAGAGACGTTTGAGCGAGTCACATGCGATGAATACACGCTCGGACAGGCCAAAGGTCGATTTACGTTTAACCGATTCGTCGTACCAGCTTTTCGCCTCGCGGATGACATCACGGGGGATATTCGGCAGCGCGGCGTTCGCCAGCTCGTCGAGGTCGAGACCGTAGACCAAGGCGAAGGTAAGAAATGCCGCAACACCCCCGCCGAAGCCGAGGCCCAGCTCCATCACCTTGCCGATTTGGCGCTGGTATTTATCAACATCGTCCGGCGAGATATTGAAGGCGCGGGCGTAGGCCAGTTTATACAGATCCGGTCCGGTCCCCTCGTCGTACTCCCGGAATGCGTCCAGCTTCCACTGCTCGCAGGCAAGCCAGGCCAGTTTTCGCCCCTCGATATTCGACAGGTCGCTAACCACCAGCTTTTTGCCTTCCGGTGCCATGATGCAGCCGCGCAGCGCCGAGCTGGTCAGCTCCATGATGTTATCGAAAAGCAGATCGGCGCATCCGGCTTTCAGCGCCTCGATACCCTCGTCTATCTGGTCCTGCTCGAGTGAAGGGCGGGGCAGGTTCTGAGGCTGGAATAAACGCCCGGCCCAGCGCCCGGTACGCGATGCGCCACAGAACTGCAGCGTGCCGCGCAGACGACCGTCACTGCTCACGCCCTTCATCAGCGATTTGTACTTGCTGGTGCTGGTGGTGCTGGCCTGCAGGCGAATAGCCAGCAGCTCTTTCACCGCCGACGGCAAATCAGGATCCGCCATACGGCGCTCCAGCGTGCTGCGCTGCATGTCCGGCAGCTCCACGCCGTAGGATTCAACAATGTGCTTAATCAATGCATCGCGCTGCGTGGCCGCCTGCACTTCGCCGTCGGTCATCGCCTGCGTGCGTTTCGCCAGGCTTTTTTGTTCGAGGTCTACCGCCTCGATCGCCGCCTGCGCGAGCTCCACATCCATGCAAACGCCTCGGTCGTTGATCTGCTGGTCACGATGCCATAGCGCCAGCTCTGCACCCTTATAATTCCACTTCGGCAGGCGCTTATGCACTTCGCGCATAGCCTCGATATCCAGCCCGGCGTAAGCTACAAAGCGCCGCCATTCTTCCGGGTGGGTTTTGCTGGTGGCCCGGCGTAGTTTGCTGTTCTTCGGGCGTGGCTTACAGAACAGCTGGATCAGCGCCTTACCTTCTTTATCCTTCGCCTTGTCCTGCGGGACGCCGAGCACCTCGCAGAGTGCGCCAAGTGCGCCGGGGAGGCCGTGAGCCAGCGCCTGCACCATTGTGTCGCGCCAGCGTGTTACATCAGGGGCCAGCCGCGGTATTGCATGGCGCAGCACCGTGCGGTCGAAGTGCGAATTGTGGAAATAAAGCAGGGTATCGGGGTCGGCGATAGCCTTCTGAAGCCTGCCAGGGATAGGTTCGCCAGCAGTAAGATCCCAGACGCTGACAGGCTCGTCGCCGATGGCCCAGGCAAACAGCATCACCTCGACACCTTCCGCATAAGCGTGCGTGCCGTTCGTGATGGGGGTCTCGCAGTAGGTTTCCAGGTCGCCCCAGAGAATGGTTTCAGACATAGATATTCCTCGCGGGTGCTTTGCGAAAAGGGACGCTCTTTGCAAAACACCCGGCGCGTGGCCGGGTGAGTGATGGGTTAAACCAAATCGGAAGCGTTTGCACCTTCGCTGATGTCGTCGAAGTCGTCGGTGGTTGCCACTCCGCCGCCGCTGAATGCATCGCCATCTTTGAAGAACTGGACGCCACCCAGAGAGAAGCCAATACCTTTCCCTTTGTTGTCATACGCGTACACGGTCACCGTTGCGTTGACGAAGCAGCCGGAATAAGGTCGCCCGTCAGCAGCAACCAGAGGGGAACGGTCGCGATCAATGACCAAAGGTCTGGCTTTGTTTGATGCCGCTAAGAACATGTGGCCCTCAAAGCCTTCATACTCGGATTTAGTGTCACCGTCGCGGTAGCCGGCGCGGTTCGGGATATGTTTGATAGACTCCAGTATTTTCTCGTACTTATCGCCCCAGGCATCTTTTGCAACTTTACGAACAGCTGCCCAGATTTCTTTATCGAGTTCACTGTTTTTGGGGATCAGAAAGGTGTCACGGAATTTGAAGTTTCCGTCTCCTTCGAAGTCAGTGGCTTCAAACAAATTGCAGAATGCATGACGTACAGCGGTCAGTTTAATTTTCATGGGTATTTCCTTAATCAGATGAGGTCTGCGGCGAGCGCGTCGTCAGACACGTCGTCGAAATCGTTAACAGGGTTGATATTGAGCGCCGGACGTGGGTCGGATTCGGGGGCGACGGTAGGCTTACCGTCAGCGCGGGTGATCAGCGCTTCGACTTTCGGCCAGCGGCGAGGGCTGGCCTTTTTGATAAGCTTTTCGGCTTTGGTCGGGCTGATCAGCTTGAAGTCGAAGACCTCTTCCATTTTGTAGCGGAACTGGTCTTTCAGCAGCGCGCGGGCGGCTTCTTCATCACTCCAGGCTCGATTACCCTGTTTACCAGTAACCAGCTTAAAGCCCGGTACCGGATGCCCGGCGTTCAGCTCACTGTTCACCCGGTCGCGCACAGCCTTTAGCCACGATTCGATAGCATCGGCCTGGCTGTAGATCTCCGCCAGTTCCTCGATGGTCAGAAGCGGTACACGCGAGCTGGCATCCGCGATAATTTCACCGACCGGTTTCGTCAGGTCTTCGAAATCGCTGGCAGCAGTTTGCATGTGCTGCATTTTCTGAGCAGTGCAGACGGCTTTGGCTTTGCAGAACCGGCACTGTTTTTCGCCCGGTGTAAAGTTTTCCAGCGGCAGGGTTTCGATGCCTTCGCAATCGGCGATGTTGAACATCACGATCACACTGGCTGCCGCTTCCTGCGCCCGTTCGCCGAACGCCTGGAGCTCTTCCACCGTCAGGGCCCACTCTGAAACGTGGTTAAGCCGCGGCTGGTGGATGAACAGACGCACCGTCTCGAAGTCGTACAGCATGCTGAACTGCTCGAGCGCGCCCAGGGCATACAGCTGCAGCTGCTCGTTCTGCTCAGCATCGACGCGCACACCCTTACCGTATTTCAGATCGTGGATCTGCAGCTCGTTGCCCGCGATGATTACGCCGTCGGCGGTGCCGAATGACTCGTCTACGCCTACGATGTGGGAGAAGTCGACACGCTGCTCGACCAGCAGCTCATTGCCCTGCGACAGCGCCCAGACGGTGTCGACGTAACGGCCAACGGCTTCGACCATTTCCTCATCTACCTGCGGGCCGGAAGTATCATCCGGGTGCTCAGCAAGAGGATAGGAGCCGAGGAACATCGCGACATTGCAACCCGCATAGTGTTCCGGGTGACTCTGGCGGTTGCGCAGCACCTTTTCGGCAAGTGCATGCGCTGCGGTACCTTCTTCTGCGAATGAGGAGCTTTTATCCGGTTGAGTGGCCTCCAGTGCCAGACTACCGGGGCAGCGCATCCACCGATGTGCTGAAGACGGGGAAAGTCGTGCATGAACCTCTGGCATGATTAACCCTCCAGCGCTTTTTCAGCCTGAGCGATCACGTCTGCGAGGTTCTCGTCAGCAACTTCGCCGAGTTTTTTGGCACCCTGTTTCTCCAGAATCGCCACAGCTTCGGCACGGTAACCACCTTTCGCCAGCTGGAGGATCAACCCTTCAGCCTTTTTACGCAGCGCCGCAAAATCGGCCTGTTCGCCAGCATTATCCCCGGCGTCATCACCTGTTGCGGTACCGCCTTTTGCTGCTTCCTTACGTGCAAAATCTTCCTGCAGCTGGAGGTATTCAACTTTGGTGATTTCGATATGGCCCTTTTTAAGCAGTTCGTTCAGCTTGCGTAAGGTGTGAAGTTCGCTGGCGGCGGAGCCATCAACGCTCTTGCAGTAGAACGGCCCGGTGCGTTCTTCATCCTTACTGCTGGTTTTCGGCCTCACCTCATGACGACCGTCTGCGGGTGCGTCCAGTAAACGCTCGGCAAAGTCACGGCGTGCCGCGATGGTCGGTAAATCATCCCAGAAGCGCAGGATGTTACGTGACAGGTCAAGTAATGCTGGCTTGTTAAGATGGCCAGCGCGTTTAACACCCTGCAGGGCGCTGTCCAGCGCGTCGATCTGCACAACGCGCTTATCGCCTTCGGCGTCGCGATAATCAACAACGCGCTGAACCATCGTTTCGCTGAGCTCCTGCGCGTCCGGGTAGAATGCAGCCAGAGCGATAATGTCGCTGAACTCCAGATCATCCAGCGTAACCTTGCGGATAACGGTATTTTCCGCTTTGGTTTCCGGTACCGTTTCGCGGTATTCCTGAACCTGCGCCACGGTGTCCGGGCGAAGAGCTACGCCAGAGGCCAGGGCAGTGATAAGGCGTTCAAGCAGGGCGTTATGCTGCGTCAGCAGTTGATTGTTAAGTTCGAGACTGGTTTCTAAGCTCATACAGCGGTCCTCGCTACAAGGAGAATGAAGGTAATAGCCAGGCCGAACGCAGTAGCGAGGGCCAGACCGGTGGAGATGTCGAATTGTTTGCGGCGCCAGCGGAGCACGTCGCGCCCCGTCAGCCGGTGGAGGTGTTCAGGTTTCATCGGTGGTGCTCCAAAAAAGAGCCCCTCTTGCGAGGGGCAAAGACTACACACAGCAATGCAATGGACTTAATGAAGCGCCTGACAGACGCTTGATAAGTTCACTCCGCCCCATCATCGGGGCGTTTCAACTTGCGTGACTTATCAGCTCGTCGCGGTGTGGTCCTCTACGCTTACCGTACGCATACGGACTCGGCGCTTACCTCGATCCCATCGGGTGCCATTTCGTTTTGCCAGGAGCACAGCGGCTTACCTGTCACGCGGTTCTGTTTGTTAAAGAGCGTTGTTAAGCACCAATGTATAGATGTCTTAACATTTGATGCATAGTTAAGACCTCTAAACCTTTAAAGTCAAGAGTGGAAGTTAAGAAAAGTGTACTTTTTTGCAAACTGGTAAAGAAAAGCCCGCTCAGTGGCGGGCTAATAGCTGAGGTATGGGATTTTTAGAGGAGAACTGAGTACCAGAATACCTGACCTATGATCTTAATCTTGTTAGCGTCATGGTTGAAATACTCCTCGTCTGCGTACTCATCACGGTTAAAAGAACGAATCCGAATACCACTAGGTAGGCGATATAGCAGCTTCACGCGAAGTAAACCATCCTGATCGATGGCATACATCTGTCCGTCCTTGACACTGGTCTTTGATGTATCTACACCAACCACTGCACCGTCTGGGAGTACGGGGGCCATGCTGTTACCATGAACGCTAACACATGCTGCGCAATTTACGTCAACACCAGCTTTGCGCAAGGTGGAGCGGGCAAACCTGAGCTTGCACCCTGAGCGATCCAGGTCTACATAAGTACCATTTCCGGCAGACAACTCGACTTCCTGATAGAAAGGTATTTCCACTTCATCGTCCTCTAGTGGCGTAGCGGAGTCCCATACAGAAAAACCACCTTCTACACGAGCGTTTGACGTCACCTCTTTTGACTCAGATCCTTTTCCTGTCAGCAGCCATTCAGGGGATACATTCAACGCCTCAGCCAGATTAATTAGATTTTTTCCGTTTGGCGTTGTCGTGCCAGATTCCCACTGGGAAATCGTCGCTTTGGTCAGCCCAATGCGTTTAGCAAGCGCGTCCTGAGTCATTCTAACGTTTCGACGAGCTTCGCGAATACGGTCGTTAATCATGATGATACCCTCAATTAGTTTAGTTAGCTTAACTTATCCAGGGTATCGTTTTCTTGACTTATTTGTTTAGTTTTCTTAACCTCAACTGAACTACATATGTCCAGGAAAACGGATATGAAAAAGACAAGAGCTATAGAACTGGCGGGCAGCAAAGCTAAATTAGCCAGATTGCTGAAGGTTTCCAAAGGGGCTGTGTCCCAGTGGGGCGATGATATACCCGAGTTGCGGGCTTTGCAGCTTGAGAAAATCTTAGCGAATAAAACTACTGCCAGACAAAAGGCGTAACTCATGCCAGAGAAAAAGATCTGGGGGGCGACGCCTGACGAATGGTTCCACTTCGATCTGGTGCTGGGGCGTACTGACCAGCTGCTGCCGGTCGTGTGCAACCCGGGCGCGACCATATCCCCGAACAGCAAACTAAAAATGCTTGGCAAAACGCCAAGCCTGTATAACCGCGACCACATGGTTACCGGGATCAAGGACTGGACAGAGCATGTCGTTACTGAGCGTGACTTTGCCCGCTGGTCGAACGAACCGGATTACGGCATCTGCGTGCGTACAGGTCATGGCTGGCTGGCGCTGGACTGTGACAGCGAAGACGAAGACATCCAGGCCGATATTCGCAAAACGCTGGTGCAGCTGTTGGGCGAGCTGCCGCCGCGTCGCTGGCGCGCCAACAGCAACAAATGCCTGTACCTGCTGGCTGTAGAGGGTGATTTCCGTAAGCGCATCCACCGTCTGGCGGGCGATATGGGGATTATCGAGCTGCTGGCGAACGGGCAACAGTTCGTTGCCTGCGGTACGCACAGCAGCGGCTCACGTATTGAATGGGACGGCGGTCTTCCGGACGAGCCCCCGGCTATTACTGCGGACGAGCTCGAAACGCTGTGGCAGCGCCTTTCTGAACAGCTACCTGTGTCGGTCACCACCGAAGCGGGTAGCACGAAGATGCGCGACCGTTCAACCTTCACTCCCGGCGCCACGGATGATACGGCGGAATACCTCGACGCGAACGGATGGACGTTGTTGGACGGCGCGAACGGCGAGCGATACATCCGCTGCCCGTTTGAGGATGGCCACAGCACTGGCGGTGACCCGACCAGTACGGTTTACTTCCCGGGTGGTACCGCGGGCTTTGAGCAGGGCCATTTCAAGTGCCTGCACGCCAGCTGCGCGCACCGCGACGACGGCGATTTCCTTAACGCCATCGGGATCCGAAACGACGATTTCGAAGACCTGACCAGCACCGAAGTGGCCGAGCCGTTGCCGCTGCCGGCGTTCGAGCGCGACAAATGGGGCCGCATCGAGGCCACCATCAGCAACGCGGCGAAAGCCGTTGTGCGTCCTGACTTTGTTGACATCGATATCCGCTTTGACCAGTTCCGTGACGAAATCATGTTCGCCCAGGCTGGCTCCGGCCAGTGGCAGGCATTCACCGATGCGGACTATGCACGCCTGCGCATCACGATGGAAAAGCGAGGCTTTAAGCCTGTTGGGCGTGAGCTGATACGCGACGTTGTGCTGCTGGCCGCTGACGAACAGCCGTTCGACTCGGCGACTACCTGGCTGAACGGGCTGGAGTGGGACGGCGTGCCACGCATCGAAACTTTTTACCACACGCACTTCGGTACCGCCGACACGCCATACACCCGCGCGGTGTCCATGTACATGTGGACGGCGCTGGCGGGCAGGGTGCTGGAGCCCGGCGTTAAAGCCGATATGGTGCCGATACTCGTCGGTCCGCAGGGCTGCGGTAAATCCTCCGGCGTGGAAGCGCTGAGCCCCGACCCGGCGTTCTTCACCGAGATCTCTTTCGCAGAGAAAGACGACGACCTCGCACGCAAGATGCGCGGGCGTCTGGTGGCGGAGATTGGCGAGCTGCGCGGACTCAATACCAAAGAGCTCGAAAGCATTAAGGCATTCGTGACACGCACTCACGAGAACTGGATCCCTAAATATCGTGAATTCGCTACCCAGTTCCCGCGTCGCCTGGTGTTCGTCGGTACCACCAACGAGGACGAATTCCTCGCTGACAAGACCGGTAACCGTCGCTGGCTCCCCGTGGAGGTGTCGAAAGTCGACGTGAAAGCGATAAAAACAGACCTCCTTTTGCTGTGGGCTGAGGCCCGCGAGACGTTTAAGCGCCTCGGCGGTATCCAGTTCCGCGATGCTGAGCGGCTCGGTGCGAGTGTTCATGAGCAGTACACCATTAAGGACGCGTGGCTTGAAACGGTCGTGAAATGGCTCGACACCCCCGACCTGATGACTAACGACATTCCGCGAAATTGCGAATTTTTACGCGCTAGTGACGTTTTGCGGGATGCGATTGGCTTAAATCCAAGCCACATCGGAAAACGTGAAGAAATGCGAATTAGCAATGTTTTGCAAAATTGCGGTTATAAGCGTGTTCAACGTCGTGTTGACGGGAAAAAGATGAGGATTTTCGAGCCAGTGTCCCAACCTGACCCAACCTCATAA